GTCCAACCAGACATCAATGCTAACATCGGCACGGGAGGTGGCAAGAAGACCCATTTTCTTTTTCCCAAGGAACCAAGAATCAGTATCCGTAAGCCTTGCCCATTCCATAGGTTCAACAATAGTAGACAATACATTTGTAGTATTATCCATAGACCCTGGAATAAGAGTACTGTTAAGAAGTTCCTGAGCAGTAAACTTCAATGCCGGTGGAATCAACAGTACATCAGGAATATGCTCAAAAGGTTCTCCTCTTTCATCTCTGTTATTAGTCGTAGTATATGTAAGATACGTAGACTTCAGGTTATCATGATTAAGAGCATTAGAAGCGTTAAAGTTGGAATAAGTATTACCAACCTTATCAGGATGATCTGTAGCAAAGAACGCTTTACCATCATAAATCATACTTCCAGATGGATCAGTAACAACATCAGTAATAGAGTTGTTAAACACAGAATGACCTGCACTATAAGCACCATAATTGAAAAACTTGGCATAAAATTTTTCTTTGGTATTTACAACAGATTTAGCCCATGAAGCAACAGAGTTAGCCATAAGACTACCCTTCTTTGCATCATTAACAGACTCCATAGAAAAACCTACCTTACGTGCAAAAGTCCTATTCTTACATACAATCGTATAAGATTCCATCGGTGTATCCGACTGAATAGGTTCCCTTTCAGGTTTCTCAAGCAATTCACCAAGGCCAATAGCACTGGTGAATTTTTCATCAAATTTGTTACTCACTTATTTTCTAAGTGGGGTTGAATATTTCTATCAACCTCTACATGTCTCCATGTAGTTCAGACTATATCACAAGATATAAATATCTTGGCTAGCGTTAAGAATCTATTTTATATTTCATTACTGGTATAATATGTGGTTTTATTATATTTATGAATTTATCATTATGTCTATTTGCTAATCTAAGTCTATAATTATATGTTCCATCTTTTCTTTTATTAGCCTTATTGATATTCCAATCTAACCCAAAATTTAGTTTAAGACTTTTTTTTAATAATAACTGATTAGCATAATCAAAATTATTAGTACATAAATAATAAGATCGTTTTTCATTAATATTACGATTCTTATTTACTCCACTTGTACCATCATCCATAAACCATATAGTAAGAGCTAAAGAATTTATCTTTTTAACAATATATTCATCAACTACTTTTATTCCATTATAATAAAACCTTCTATATAATTTAGTGAATATTGGATGCTGTCTTGTTGATAAATGATATCCTTTAAATACTTTATTACCAATAGTCTTTTTAGTTTTATGTATTGAAGAACTAGTTATATTATTTAATATTAATTGCTTCCATAAAAGATATTCATATTGTTGTTCACAATGATTCATTTGGTAATATGCTTCTTTTCTACCAACTCTATATGAAATACATCCATCACCTAATACCATACCAATTATTGCACTTCTTAATTCTTCTCTATTTAGATTCATAGTCGTTACACGCTCCTTATAGGATTCGCTCGGTATTGTCTTCATGAGATTTCCACCGAATTTAGCTAGCTACGCGCATGTTTGTTTACGCACTATCACTATCTATAACTTCAAAAAGATCTTCATACTTTGGTTCAACATCAGGATAGTTTTCCCAGAACACTTCATATAAATCATCACGCATACTTTCAGTAAATTCATTTCGCATAACTGCCATATTCGCTCACCTCCCTTATATATTCTGTCTCTTAGTAGGTCTGATTTTAACCAAGACGGTTGTGTTATCGGTATCAACATCCACTATGTCTAAAAGATTAGACGCTGCGGTAGAATGATACCTTGCCTTCTGAATCTGGCTATAAGTAGTACCTGATTCAACAGGAGCACAACCAAGTCCAACCAGAGAGGCAGCCAAAGATGCATTAGTAGCATTATCATAAGGCATTTCATATACATCATCTATACCATAGTTCATAAAAATCTTATCCGAACCAGCAGTAGAAGATGACTTCCATGCATTATATCCATCATCACATTTAGGCATATTAGCCCAACCAGCAACTTCAGTGGCATCAGATGCACACATAGTAAGATTACCAGCAGAAAGATAAACCATCTTTCCACCAAGTCTGTGAAGATACTGGTTAGCAGCAACAGGATATTCCCTGCCTCTGCCACTACCTTCAACCATTCCATATTTTATTTCTGCCATTATTACTCACCTTTCTTTCTATTTTTAATTTTATCTCTTGGAATCAATACTCGTTTTATATATTGTTCAGGTGTCATATTATTATTTCTTGCATTACGGACTATTGAAGGATCTTTTACATTATATGATCCAAGAGTTTTACCTTCTTTAGTAGTCTGTTTATTTGAATGCATGGAATTTTTATTAACACCGCTCCGTATGAGATTTTCATTGTCTTTATCTTCAAGAAATTTCTTTATATATTCTGATACAGTCATTTCATCAGTTATCTTACCTTGTTTGTTTCGTACTGTATGTACAAACTCTTCCATATCAGAATCATACTCAAAATCATCTTTTACAAGCTTAAACACCTGAGAAGCACTATATACATTATACTTTGTAGCTTCTTCAATAATATCTGCTTTCAGAGTCTTCAGCCTTAAACGTTCAATACGTTCTTCAGCTTTCTTATTAACTTCTTCAATCTTCTCTTCAGCCTCTTTTTTACTGTTTTTAATATTTTCTATTTCAGCCTGTAAATCCTTCATCTGTTTTTCAAATCTTATTTTAATCTTTTCTTTTTCATCAAGGTTTTTAAGCTCTTCTTCTTCCTTCTTTTTATCATATTCTTCCTTAAAATCTTGCAAGGCTTTAAGTTCTTCTTTAAGACTCTTAACCTCTTCATGGCTAACAGACTCATCTATCTTTTTTTCAAGAGACTCAACTTTCTCTTTGTATTTTCTCATTTCCTTTTTTGCTTTGTCTCTTGCTGCTACTGCTTTCTTGAATTCATCTTCATCATAAGTCTTCTTAGAATTTTTTAACTTTTCAAGTTCAGCTTCTTTAGCAGTTATAAGATCCTGTACTTCGTCATCCGACATGTCATCATTAATATCAAGTTCGAGCTCTTCAGCTTTTTCTTTTAACTTTTCATCCATAGTTCCTTACCTCCATAAGGGTTTTCATAATAACATCCGTTATTACTTTTTATTCTTCAACAGTTCTGTGGCTACTATTCTCTTTTTCTTTTATAAAACTTGTCTTGAAAGAATTTTCAAGATTACTATTTATATTTCCCTGTCCATTTTTTTCAGGTTGTATATTACCTGTATTTGAAGCTTCAACAACACCATCACCTGAATCTATCTCATTTTCAATTTGTTCCATTATATTATTAGGAAGTGTAATTGCCTTTCTTGCAATATTTTTCTGTAGAACTTTATTAAGTGTTTCAGAAAAGTTCTTTTCCATTATTTTTATTATTGAATCAAGTTCTTCTTCAAGTGCAACAATATCAAAGCTACTTGGGTACACAACTTTAACAAAATTATTTAAATCCTCATTAAGCTGTATATATGCAAGTCTTGATATATCATTTTCAAACTTTTCATATGAAGATGCTTTTTCTTTCAGTGAAGAATTAACACCAAGAAAACTCATTTGTGATTGTCTTCCTGAACGTGAAGTATACAAATCTGATGTACCACCCTGTAAACCTGACAACCTGTATATTTCTTTTATGTGATCAAGAACAAGCTTCCATATAGTATTAATATTATTTACAGTTGGTGATATAAAACTCGGTGGGTGTGTTGAATCATAAGGAAATGTCATTATTGTTGATGTACTTATGGTGTGTAATGGTTCCTGGCCTTCCTCATCCAATTCAGCCAAGTCACCATTGTCAGGCATAACAAGTTGAGAGAATGTTTGTCTCTCAATCATTTCATCTATACATGAACACCAGTTCATTATAGTAATATTTATATATACTATATCTTTAAGTATAGACTCTCCTACTTTGTCATCATCAATATCACTGTGATACATTGTAGCTATAGGAACAATACCAAGAGAGTTTTTCCCACTGGCAGGAGTACCATCAGGAAAGGAAGAAACCTTTTTTCCATCTTCATCCTCAATCCACCATTCAGTCCTTGTTATGACTTTATAATATATATGTTCAGTTCTTTCCTGTGCAGGATCAGTATCATCATAATAAGTAAATTCAATCAGTACCCAATTAAAGTTACCTTTATCATCAACACTCCAGTCTTTTAACTGTGTAGGAAGTATAATCTTACAAAAAGGCTGTATACCTTCAAGCTTAACATCTGCTTTTGTAGGAGTTTCTTTTGAAGACTCTGTTATATCAACAAGAACATGAATAACACCATATATAGAAGCAAGATATCCACATCTCTTTACAAAGCTTCCTATATCAGTATGCTTTCCATCAACATTATCTCTAAACATTGCAAGCGCACTATCCGGTGCTCTCTCCACTTTATGTCTGAATATATAACTATTATATATCTTTGGAATAGTATCACAAAAATTAAGATAATATAATCTGTCTTTTCGTTCACTATAATCCTCTGAATCTTCAAGCCTATGGCTTTTAAGATTTGATTCCATAAAGTTTGAACTGCCTTTTGCAGCATCTCTATACAGAATCCAGTTTGATATATTATCTGTAAACGATGGATGTTCACGTTCAGCTAATATAGTAGTCTTCGCCATTTAATCACCTTGTACGCTTTGTAATTAGTTTAAATCTTTTTTGTTTTGCTATATCAACACATGATGCAAGAGAATCAGGAGCATCATCATGTCTATCATTCTCACCTGTATAAGTTACAATCTGTTCTATAGCATCATGATACTGCATATTACTACTATACCTCTTTTTATCAAATATTAAAGTACCATCAAGTATTAAAGGTATTATACCTTCAATACGCATTTTTTTATCTTTCTTCTGAATTACCTCTTTTATAGGTATATAAATATTTTCCGCTCTTGCTTTCTTTCTTAAACTATCAGCAATAACAAGTTGAAATGCATTTGTTTCAACACCAAATAAGTTATAATTATATCTCAAGTGATTTCTTAATATTGCTTCTATCTGATTTGTAACTTTACGTCTTTTCATATCAAAATCGACAACTAACAGAATACCACTCTTTCTGTCTTGACATAAAGTTGTTATGCAACTGAAGTCACCTTTATTAGCATATTTTCCAAGAGAAGGATCTATAAACCCATACCATCTTGATGCAGGTGACTCAAGTATTTCAAGAACCTGTCTATTAGAATCAAAATTTCTAAACTTCAACTGATCTTTTGATACAAGTATTTTATTTATATCTATTGGGTCATTCTGTTTTTCACTGACAAAACCTGATGGATTTGAAAGTTTATATATCATTAAATCATAATATGTTTCACCTTCCGGCCATAATACTTCAGTACCTTCAAGCATCTCATCTCTATGTTCTGTAAAAAAGTTTTTTGCATCTTCAACTCTGTCTTTATTAAACTTGTCTTTATATATATTACCCCATTCTTCCCATAAAGATGATACTGAAAACTTTTTTACAGCCTGAAATCTTCTGCTTGTCCAATCAGGATACTCTTCAGGATCAAGTAATGCATTCAATAGACTGTCTTTACCAAGTATAGTACCGACTACAAGAAAGTCACATGGTGCACCTTCTTCACCACCAACATACAATAAATCCTTATTAAACCATTCATATCTTATAAAATCACGTGTCGCAGGAGACCTTATCATGTCTGAAGATTCTGCGTCATCGACGATTATCAGACCTGGCCTGTCAACACCAAATCTTCTTCCACGTACTTTAGAACCTGTACCTAAAGCAAGTACCTTAACATCGTTCTTTGTAATTATTTCGTTAGCTCTCCAAACAGGTCCTTTAGTAGCAAGATAGGGAAAATCACGTTTAAGTAATTCATTGAATTCAAGTTCACGTTTTATATCTGTAAGAAAATCTTCAGCCTGACCTGCTGTATCTGAAACAATTATTATAAATCTTTTTTTATTGTATGCTATACACCATAATGGAAGAATAGCTGATATCAAAGTGCTTTTAGCATATGACCTGGGGGCTGCAACAGCATGTTTAAATCCACGTCTTCTTTTTTTATTATTCAGGTTTCTGTTAAGAAACATATAAAGGTATCTATGTAATGGACTACTTGGTTTTTTAAGATAATGAGAAAAATACCGTATTGCAAAAAGATAAATATCTTTTTCACAAACAGTAATTAAAGCAGCTTTCTCTTCCTGCGTTAACTCTCTTTCCTCAGCAACTATTTCAGGATTTCTTCTTGACTCAGTATATACAGGATTACCTGTTCGTTTTTTCTTTTTCTTTAAAGCAAGCTTTGCTTCCTTCCAGAATTCCTTTCTCCTGTTTATCGCATATTCTTTTCTTGACTCAGGAGTAGATTCATCACGTATCTTATCAAGTTTTTTATATCTCTTTATAGCACGTTCTTTATATCCAAGAGCCTCTTCAATATTATCAAGATACTTATCAAGATATTCAGGAATCCTTGAGTCATACTGATCATCTATAGATTTTCTAAGATCATTAAGTTCTTCAAAAGTCTCAGGTTTTTTAATACTCTCTTGTTGTTTCATATTTCATCCTGCTATCAGCCTCATGTCTTGATTTGATAATTTGTGCAAGCTTGTCAGCAGTAGCACCATCAACTTTATCAGGAGGAACATAACCATTATTTATTTGTTGATTAAATACTATATCACCTGTCTTTATACTATCAAGACCATATAACCTCATTCTTCTGTCTATAGCATCCATCCAGGCATCAAAAAACTTTTTTGCATTACCTGATTGTATAAATCCGCCAAGCCCCTTACAATTAGTACATGCCTTACTCTCTATAACAGCACCTTTACTATTACACTTTGTACATTCTTCACCATTAGGAAGCTTACCTTTACCATTACACATCCTGCATTTTATAACTTTCTCAACAACACCAGTACCTTTACACTCAACACATTCAGTCCATTCCTTGAACCTGTCAAACAGTTTCCTTGCTTCCATAGCAGCTTCAGTAATCTCTATATATAACTCAGCTCTTTTTGAAGCAATCTCTTTTGAAGATAGTTCAGACTTTGCAAGCTCTTTAATATAAGACCTCATCCTCTTTACAGAAGTGATTTCCATACAAAGCTTGTCAGCAATCTTACTGTCAGTTAAACCTTTTTCAACAAGATCCCTAATCTGAATCATTCTTCTGAAACGTTCAACTTGTGTAATATTACCAGCCATTTATACCCCCAAACTTAAAGTTCATCTCTCTACTATAGAAGAGTATTTATCATACATATTTGAAATCATTATAAATACTTCTTAAAACAGGACAAAAATTACTTGATTCTGACTCTTTCTTTATGTAAATCAAACTGTCCAAACTCACCAGGTCTGCAAGCAGTATTACCATATGCAAGACCAACAGACTTGTAAGCAGCAAACACATACTCAGAACAAAAATATAGTCTACCATCAATGCTAACCCTTCCAAACAAGTTTGCAAACAAGCTTTCATAATCATACATCTTGTCAATCTGCATTAAAGCCCACTTCATTATATCATCCCTGTACTCATCAAGATAATCATGCAATGGATACCAATACACTCTCCCACGAAACTTGTCAATCCTGTCTTTCAATAGATGTAAATCAATACCGTTACCAAGAGCTTCAAGAGTATATAATTCACCAAACTTAAAAACAAGACTGGTGTGATTAACATCCTTACCAGTCCTCCATCGTATAATCTTACCTATAACTGAGTCACTTGAAAACTCAAGCATATCACCAGACTTTATATCAAACTTCTCCATCCCTATACCTCCTTATTATCTTATATACATAGCCAAATGAAAATGGAACATGATACAGTATCTCACTTACACTCTTCCCATCCTTGTATAACTGTATAACAGTTTCCTTGTCACAAACACATTCCTCAATAGAACTGTCTGAAAAAGAGTCCATAGATGGTAAAGTTAATTCATACTGACTCCTGTTGTCCATATTGACATACTCCTCAGCTTCCTTACAAAGCTTAGTACATGAATCCCTCATTTTACATTTACTGCATAACTTCATACCTTACCCCACTTAAATAAATTGTATATACTCTTGTTGTCAATAAACAACTGATAAAAACCCTGAGCTAAATGCTGTGAAGAATCACCAAAACCAACATTGTAAAGATTATCAAGTTGTATAAGTATAGACCTTAATAACATAACAATTATATACTCCTTACACATATCACTACTGTCAATCATAATGACCTGCTTGATATGATCTATTGAATATGCAAGAGACTCAGCTGAATTTACAAACTTGTAATCATATAAAATATCATAATGAAAACCGAGAATATCAATGCTGTCAGGAAGATTAAATAAATCATTAGCATTAAATATATAAAATAAATACTTTGTACCAATTTTTACAGTTTCTTCCTCAAGTGTATAACCTGCATATACATAGTCTATAAAATGCAGTAACTCATGTAATAAAGTCTCAATCAATGCTTCCCCTGATAAATCACGTTTCACCTTTATATTATTGTACTGCGGAATACATAAACCATCAATGTCAGTATCAAACTTGTCAACATACTCTATATCTACCCTATGACCACCTACCTTTACTTTCTTTACATTCATATTGTGAATCTCCTTTATTAAATTAATCTTCCTCTATAATATATAATATAACTCATAATTATTAAATGTCAAGAGAATACTAAAAAAATATAAAAAATTTTTTGTAAAAAAAACAAAATCATATATACAAACTGTGCTTTTTATACAAGAGTTCCAAAGATGTGGTTTTGGAAGCTGAGACTTATGAACCTGTGATTTATGAACCTGTGGTTTTTGGAAATTGTTTCAAAACTTGTGAAATTTTTTCTTGGGGTATGAACCGCCCCCCTTCACAAAATGCGATCCAATTATTAAATAACCTGTATTCAGTAACCCATTCTGTATTCAGTGAACCGGATTCAGTACCAGCAAAACCGGGCGTGCATGCTGCTGAATCTCATTCATTCTTTTTATCTTCTTGTATTCTTTGATGGAAGATTATGACAAAAGTTTATGGGAAGTATGACATTTTTTAGGGGTGTTTCAGTGAAAAAAACCTTGACTCTATACAGGGGATAGACTATGTGTATAATACAGTTCTTTTATAACTTGCTTGTTTCCCCTTCCCCACATGGGAAACAGGCAATGTTCTTTGACAATTTATATATAAGCATTTTTCCTTGCCAGTAAACTAAGGCCGGATCCCTGTAATGGTGCAGGGATTGTCTGGAGATACACTGGTTTTTTTGGCAGGGAAAAAAGGAGGAAAAAATGAGTAAGAAAGAAGCCACCAAAAAAGAGACCAAGGTTGCAGAACTGAAAAAAACCATGACGGCAGCAGGAATTACCCCTCCGGCTGATTCTAAGAAAGTAGAAACTTATTTCAAAAATCAGATGGATGGAGCTTCTCTTGTCCTGCAATCGGCAGGCATGAATCCTGCTGTTTTAGGATTCTCTGATCTACAGGTACTTGCTACGGCAAAGACTCTTTTGGAAGTCAAGGAGAAGGAGTCACTGGCAAAGAAAAGAGAGACTGCAAAAGAGACAAGAAAGTCTCTTGTTACAGGATTTCAGATATCCATCAAGCCTGACCTCAATAGTATATCCGGTTTGATTGATAGTCTTATCGGGGTTAACCCTGCAAAGAGTCTGTCTTCTGAAACCATTGAGCTTGATGATGGTTCTAAGATAGCGGTTAGTCTTACCGCTATCAAAAAGAATCCTGATTCTGCAAAGAATCAGGAATTGAAAGAAACAGCTAAAGGGATTACGAAAAAACTTTCGGAGGTTGTAACGAGTCATACAGGCTTGAAAAAGGTATCAGACCTTCTGAAACTGGAAGCAGGAACAAAGGACAACAAAGCAATATCTTTGTTTCCGACTGACCCAAAGAAACCAGGTTGTATATCTGATAATAAGTACATTTATCAGATAAGTTTGAAGTATGCTGCTAATGAAACAGATTAGCAGTATATAGAACCTTAAACGGATACAAGATTTAGTTCTTGTATCCGTTTTTTTAGCTCCAAAATCTGAAATCATGTCTCTGTATATCCTGTAGGGAAAAATCCCCATATCGGGGGAATACAGCCACCAAAATTCAGGATATAGAATTCCTGGAAAGATAGTTCCTATATATAATAGGTAGGATTTGATATTTTAATCTTGTTTTTAATGAAAAGTTTAAAGATAAAATTAAAATATTAAACCTGATAAAAAGGAGGGAATTATGAAATTTGCAATAACAGAATGCAATGGATATTTTGACATTTTTGATATTTCAGATAAAAATATTGAAAATAGATTGGTAGAAAATATTAAAAAGAAAAACCAAGTCTCAATATTTAAACAGGGAATTTGGGAAATATTTTATGGAACATGGGAGGAAGTTTGTTCCCGTGTTCGGAAAATAGAGAATGAGTTTTTCAAAGTTTTATAGAAAAAACCAAAAAGCATTGCGGAAAACGCAATTTTTAAGTGCCTGATTTTATTGAGATAAAAAAAATCGTCCCCGGTGCACTTTTTGAAATTGAGGAAATTGGTTGCGTTTTCCGCAATTTTAAGGGGTATAAATTGCGTTTTCCGCAATGCTAAAAAAAAGATGTAATAATATTAGATAGTTAAGAAATCGGGAAATAAAGAAATCCACTTGTTTCCCCAGTACACTTTTTGAAATCTGGTATTTTATCAGATCTTGGCTGTAATAATAAAATATGCTGGTACAAAAACAGGAAAATCACCCTGTATAAAATAGTTCTCTATATATAATAGGTAGGATTTGATATTTTAGTCTTATTTTTAATAAAAAATTAAAGGTAAAACCAAGATATTAAGTCAAGATCTTTAAAAACTATAAAATCAGTAAGTATGTTGTGAAAAACGCAATTTATAACTTATTGATTTTATTGAGATAAAAAAAATCCCTCCCGGGTGATTTTTTGAAATCATGAAAAAGCATTGTGAAAAACGCAATTTTAGGGGTCTAAATTTGTGGAAAACGCAATGCTGAAAAAAAGTTCTAATAATACCAGATACTTATGATTTCAGAAAACTGCAAAATCAACATGTTTCCCGGGTATACTTTTTGAAAACACAAGGAGGTATGAAGAATGACCAAAAAAGAGATGAAAAGACGTGAAGAACTGAAAAAAAGGATAATAGAGAAAGAGGGATTTGAAAAATCCCGATACCCCGGAATATTCTATTCCCCTGATAAACAAAGGAGGATAAAATTTACAAGTTTAAAAGTAAGATATGAGATAAAGGGATATGACAGATGGATATTAATGAAATCTGAGTACTACAAAAACCTGTAATCCAGAAATGTATATACAAAGAAAAATGCCCTAAATCCAGTAATATCAAGGATTGTATTGCATACACAAGCCCAAAAAAGCATATTATTTACAATAGATGCTTATATTTTATTGTAAATACAAGCATTTACAAAGGTATATACCAAAAAGTATATACTAAATCTAAAATTCCTGGAAAAAGGAGTAATACAATGATACAGGAATTATATCTTAGAAACATAATAAAAGAGGTCATGAGATCTCAGGGATTTGAGGTTTGTAACAGACCTATGCCAAGAGTTATTTATGGTGATAGAAATTATTACAAACCATTTTGGAATAAGATAATTCTATATGACAACTGTGCATTAGTTCATGAATTAGTACACAATTTACAGCCTGATCATTTATTCCAAAACAAATATATATCTTATAAAAAAGATTACAGGCTGTATAGGAATGTGAAAAACAAGCCTATGCCATTAAAGATTTTTTAAAGTCTGAAAATGGCAGTTTGCATGCTTCCTGGGACATTTTACCTAAGCATGTAGGAAATTAAAAATAAACAGAATGATACGGGAATATAAGAGAATTTATTATTCTGTAAATAAAGCATTTAATACTAAATAAAAGGAGGGTGTTATGGTAAAATTCGGTTATGAAGTAACAGAAATCAGTAATCTGGAAAGTATTTTTGGTAATTTTGAATTTATTGACAATGAATATGATATGGGAGGAAATCCCATAGCGGGTGATATTATTGTCAATAAAAAAACAGTAGGTCATTATGGACCTACTGAAATGGAAAACTGGATTGAAATTCAATAAAGGAGGAAAATATGAAATTAAATTCTAATGTTCGTATTGCTGGAAGTTTACAGTTTAAAAATATGGAAGATGTTTTAAAATTCACACCATTTTCAGATATTT